CCACTAAATATTCTATCAGGCATATCAATCGTAACTGTAACTGCTGAAACTCTAGGTGTAGAAGCACCATCTCTTGAAATTAAAACAACTCTAAATTTAAAGTATCTAGCTGTGTAATCTCCAATTACAAAATTTTGAAAAGCAGTATATGTAGAATTATCATCACTTGTTGCAACTTCTATGTGTGCATTTGCATTAGCTGGTGTATCTCCGTCAAAGTTAGAAGAAGCAGAATCAAATAATCCTGATCTGTTATCAAATAAGTCATCTGGGTTATCTGATGTTTGAGTTAAACTAGCTGTAATTCTAGCTGTGTGTTTAGCACCTATATCAATTACATCTGCAAATAAATAATTACCACTTGCAAAGAAGTCAGCATTAGCAACACCAGAATCAAAGAATCTAGTTGTTTCAGAATCAAAGTTTCCTGAGGCACTATCAAAGAGTTCTGAAGAATCTAATTCTATAGCATCATCTGTAACTACAGCATTAGTTAAAGTTCCAGCAAATGTAGGGTGTTCTGATTGTGTTGTAATTGTGTTAAAATTAGCAACTCCTGTAACATTAGAAATAATTGCTGTAGCATTTGAACTAAAGTTACCAAGTTTATCTACTGCTTTCAAAAGATAAGTTCCAGCCCTAGCTGGTACAGATATTGAAGTTGCTGGTCTTGATACTTTTTCTACTAATGCTACTGAGTTTTGCCAATCAGCAGTTCCATCAGTTTCTTCACTAAATCTTAAATTATAATATGCTAAATCAAGATCAGGTATTTGTGTCCATGATAAGTGAGCCTCTTGTCCTACAATATTACAAGCAAAATCTTCTACATCACTAGGTGGTTCAATAGCACCAACGATTGTTCTTTGTGCTGATACATAAGTTGATGAAACTCCTAAACTATTTACAGCTTTAACCCTTACATCATAAGTAGATTGGTCAATTACATTTAAAACTCTGTGGTTTAATCCTGAACCTTGTGCATAAATAATAAAATCTGAATCTGTGCTTAATTTATATTCTACTTGGTAATAATCAATAAAGCTATCTGGAGAAGCACCTATACTAACATCTAAAGCTACAATTACAGTTCCATCATTATATTCAATTAATGTATCTGATAATGTAACACTCGCTGGTGGTTGGATAGTAAATGGATTAGGTAAATTAGTTGATGGTACTGCTGTTGCTTGTGTTTTAGAAGCCCATGTATAGTGAGTTGCTTGATACTCCACTAAAGATAATCCTACTGTAAAATCTTCATTAAAGGTAATACCAATAACTCTAAATGGTTTAGCAGAAAATCCTAAAGAAGAATGTGTAATATTAACTATATCGCCAATCGCTAAATCATAAGCATCTAAACTAACAGTAATACCTAGAGATAATGCCTCTCTACTTCTTCTAAGTATAACTTCGGCCATCTCCTCTGCTTGATATGGAGATGTAATAGTTTTAAAATCAAATCTACCCTCTAACAAAAATCCACCATCAGCAGTTTTCATAGTTGCGTGTTTATCTGCGTTTGCATAACCACTATCGTCAATAGCTGGATACTGAATTTCATTAACTTGAAAATTTCTTGATGGGTCAACAAAACTTACAATAACTCTATTAAATTTTTCGTTTTTATTTGGTGTTGATAAACTATAACCACCTATAATATCATCTTCTGTTAATGTAATACTTGCTGTTCCTGTTGTTTCAATAACTAAACTATATTTACCAGCACTATAAGGAAGATAACCTCTACAACCTTTTATAAGTTCTCTAACATTATCTATGATGTTTTTTGATGTATCTAATGCTGTGTTTGTATCAAAAATGTTAATATCACTACCACCAGAATATGGTGTTACTTGTGTTACACAAACAACTGAGGCATCATAAAAACTTTGTAAATTTATTTGACTTAATGCTAATCCTTTTCCATATCTAGTGTCAGTTAAATAATCTAATAAACACCATGCTGGATTAGTTTGATAACTTGCAGATTGTTCTACTAAACTTGAATTATATGTTTTAACTTTTTTACCTTGTATTTTAGATTGTACTTTTGGAATACCAGAAAAAGCATCTTGATTCCATTTGAATCTAATTGCTAAATAGCATAAGCCAGATAATTTATGATTACTTCCCCAAGATGATAATGTAGATAATAAAGATGATGCTGATTGACCATCTGTTCCATAATGAGGTTCTACTCTAATAAGACTTTCAGCACTTGAACCCTCAACATTTGGGTCAGCTTTATAAAAATTACTATCAGAACTATTTACTTCAACTTCTGTTCCATCTGATAATGCACTTGCCCAAGTAACAACTTTATCATCTACTCTTATTTCTTCTATATCATTTATCTCTCCCTCTGCCATAACTATAGCCATATACAAATAAGTATTGTCTGTGCCAGAAGTTTCTACAAATACTCTAGTTCCCCCTGTAAGTCTTTCTCCATAAATTACAGGAATATTTGCGTCATTAGATTGTTTATTAACTAATAATCCTTTTTCAAAATTATCAAAATCATTATTTCCAAAGTCAGGTTGTTCAGGAATTTTTGGTCGTAATACCCAAGATAAAAATAAAGTAATACCTAACTGAACAAAAGGGTTTTGTAATATAGGTATTCTTTTTGTTATAAAACTTACAGCACTTTTAACAACACCTTTAATACTTATAAAAGATTTAATTCCTGTTTCATTGATAGGCTTTCCATATCCACCTAATTGTTTTAATATTTTTTCTTCTTTTTCATTAATGTAAGCAATAAATTCGCCTTTAGGTGCATATCTATTTAATATCTTTTTTGCTATTTTTACTAAAAGTTTATCAAACCAATTAAACATTATTCTCTACCCCATTTAATATCTAATATAGTTTGAGAACTAAAATCCATTCCAACATCTGTACTAAAAAATCTTTGTTGTGATGTATTGTTTGTTTTTCTACCATTCTTTTTTTCAAAGTCTGCCCAATGTGATACTATTGATAATTCTACAGAACTTGCATTTTCAGATTCAGATATTCCAAAACTTTCTACATTTCCTTTATATAAAAGGAATGGGTCAGCAATTAATGTATTAGAATCATTTAAAAAGCCTCTATAAATATCTACTGTGTCATTTGTTACATTTTCATTTAAAACTAATGATATAAATGTTTGATCTGCACCTGATAATACTAAACTTATAGTAGCTTTGCTTAAATCTGTTTGCTCACTATGTTGAGATATACCCATAATAAAATCACTAGAAGAATAAGTAACTGATGAACCTGAAACTGATGATGTTAGATCAAATGAACAATCTGTTATATTAACAGGAGTAGCAAAGCCAATAGTTATAAGATGAACAGGGCGAACATCATTTGTCGCTAGTTCGTTCTTTATCGCTGTTGTTAGGCTTCTCGTCATATTCTTCGTAAGTTGTTTGGGTTACACTTTCTGTACCTTTTAACATAGTATATTCAAATTTGCTATTAGGTTTCTTGTATTCTTTAAGATCGTTAATACTAGCATCTATTTGATCTTCATTAACAATAATTTCAGCAATAAAGTCAGCGTTTATTTTATGTGTAATTTTATATTTTTTCACTATAGAGTTTCTTCTACATCAAATTCAAATTGATACAATAAAGCACCATCATTAGCAGTTCCAACTACACCAAACTCTTGAATATCATTTGTTAAATGTACTGTAAATGGAACATTATCATAAGTTACTATAGAATCATCTGCTAATGTTTGTAATAAAGGTGGCTCAATAGTTACTGTTGAAGCATTACTAGAAGCCTGAACATCTGCTACGATCATATATACTTTATCGTGACTAGCAAATTTAATAAAATCTCCTGACTTAAATGCGTGTGGATTATCGTTGTGGTGTCCATCCATAGCAATCGTTGTATCTCCTACTGCGTGAGAACCATTAACTCTTACTGTATTTGTTTCATTACCTCTAGCATCTTCTACTTCTGGTGGGATAATTGTAAAGTTTTCTTTGCCTGATCTTTGTTTAACTATAAAGGCCATTAACTCTCCATATACATCTGATCTAGTTCCTGTAACAATACGAACAGTAAATGCCCATCTTTGATTATCTATTTGTCTAGCAAGTTTCTTACCAGATACAGTTTTTGAG